CTCAATGCGCACGACTGCGAACTGGTGCGGCGGGCCGGGCTTCCAACAATCGCCGTGAACAACTCCTGGCAGCTAGCCCCATGGTGCGATCACCTTTACGCAGGCGATCTCGCGTGGTGGGACGCGAACGTCCAGTGGGTTACGTCGGGGCCTAAGCGGTGGAGCTGTACGCGCCAGGCGGTGGCGAAGCACAATCTGAACTGGCATGAGAGCTACGGACCCTATAACTCCGGACTGCGCGCCATAGAATTAGCCTTTAAACTTGGCGCCGATAAAGTTTTGCTCATCGGTTTTGATTGCACGGTAGAGAATGGCACGCATTGGCACGGTGACCACAAGGGGACGAAAAACCCAGATGAGGTACGGTGCAGAGAGTGGGCAAAACAGCACGCACGCTTGGCGAGAAAAAGCGACGTTGTAAACTGCAGTCGCTCCACATCCTTGGAGTGCTACAAGCTAGGTTATCTCGAAGCAGAATTGACGGCGGCCGGCGCGGACGCTAGAATCTGAAGTGCGGATAGGGGGCACCCGACAAGCCAGCTAGTCACTGGTTTCCGCATTACCCCACGACTGCCTCTCGACCGGAGCGCACCATGAAGAAAAAACTTACTAAAGAATCCGTTACAGCCGCTTTGTCCTACGACCCAAAGACGGGCGTATTCACACGCATAGATTTCTTTGAAGAGTCAATGAAGCGGAACCGTCCTGACTTTCTCGGTAAACAAGCCGGAAGTGTTTGCGATAACGGGTATGTAGAAATAAATCTCGGGAAAAGAAGATGTTTTGCCCACAGACTGGCGTTTCTGATAATGACCGGCGAGATACCAGCGTATATCGACCATAAGGACGGTGACAAGGCCAATAACCGTTGGGAAAATTTGAGAGCTTGCAACATGAGCCAAAACATGGCCAATCGAGGGCCCACGCTTAAATCTACCTCAGGGGTAAAGGGTGTGTATCTGCACAAACCGAGCGGGCGATGGAGAGCGCAAATAATGGTTGCTTATAAAAGTATTCATCTGGGGTATTTTAAAACCATCGAAGACGCGGCTAAAGCCTACTCAGAAGCTTGCTCGGCGCATTTCGGGGAGTTCGCGAAATCATGATCATCCACGGAATGCGCGGTTTGGGCGACTCGATATACAGTCGCGCCTTTATCAAGCAGCTACCCGGCCAGCTCTACGTCGATACCCCGTGGCCCGAACTACTGGCCGATCTGCCAAACGTCCATTTCATCCGACCGCAAACCAATCTGCGCACCCAGGCGAAGAACATCGCGCGCCACACAACATGGACGATGCCACCCGGGCGTCAACCGACTCGGCAGATCCGCTACGGCGCCGAAGGGATTATCCCCGGGATGATTGCCAGCTTCGGCGTAATGCCGGGCGAGTTCGACCTTCCGCCGCTACCGCCTTCGCCAGAAACTAGCCCGTACGTCGTTGTGCGCCCGGCCACGGTGCGCAGCGAGTGGCGCGCCGATACACGTAACCCTGATCCTGAGTACATCGCTTGGGCCGCCGCAGAAGCCATGCGCCGAGGCTATCGGGTTATCAGCGTAGCCGACCTGGTAGACGGGCAAGAGTGGATGGTAGACGGCCACGCCTATTCAGCCGATAAGGTCTACCACAAAGGCGAACTGCCAATCGAACAACTACTGGCGCTCGTCAAGGGTGCTGCTGCCGTGATCGGCGGCATCGGCTGGCTGGTCCCGGCAGCGCTCGCGGCCAAGGTTCCCGCGTGGGTCATCTGCGGCGGTCAGGGGGGATTCAATTCGCCGAAGCAGATCTGCCCGGACGGCAGTACAATTACCTTTGCGGTGCCAGACAATTTCTGTCTCTGTAAATTGAAGCAACATTCTTGCAATAAGAGGATTTCGAATTATGACGCTAAGCTTGCCGACTGGGCTAACAAAGCCCTCCCTGTGGTGGTCTGAGGAACTAGGCTACGGTTGGCATTCATCGCCGCCGATGCAGTACAGTGGGGAGTACTTCGCGCATTACCAGAAGCTCGACGACACACCGATGGGTGCCGCCCTAACCCGGGCGCGCCTAACCCTGGTCGAGAAGTACACGAAGGCTTCGCTCGGCGTGGACATCGGCATTGGCGGCGGCCGCTACGTCAAGGAGTCGTGGGGCAATGGGTACGACGTAAGCAGCGAGGCTGTAGAGTGGCTGCAGCGTATCTACTCCTACGTAGACCCTTACGCAGCGCCGGTCGATCACATCACATGCTGGGATAGCCTGGAGCACATCCCCGAACCTGAAAAGCTTTTGGCGAACGTGCGCGACTGGTTCTTCGTTTCGTTACCGACGTTTGAAAGCGCTGAGGAGGCTCTACAGTCGAAGCATTTCAAGCCGGCAGAACACCTCTGGTATTTCAGCATCCCCGGGCTGATCAGGTGGGCCGAGGATCAGGGCTTCCAAGTCATGGAAGTCAACCACGCGGAAACGGAACTCGGGCGAGAAGGCATTACGTCGTTTGCGTTCAAGCGTGTGGCGTAGTAATTTGCACGTTCCGGAATACATACCATTGCAATGGAGTTTCAAAATGATGATCAAGCGCTGTCTAAGTTTTATCGGTCTCGCCCTGGCGCTGTGCTGCGCTTCATTCGGTGCCTACGCTTCCGAGCTTGTTGGCTTCGGAGAGAGCATTTACCGCGCTGTGGCTTACGTTCAGCCGTACGGCGGCGAGCACGTCAAGCATGAACTCACCCTGGCCGAATGGCGAACGGAAAGTCAGCCGGGTAATACCGCAGTCGCTTCAAACCTGATCGCTTTGAGCAACCACTTCGGCATGGCCCGCGCGGCACCGTTTGGCGTTCCTGATTGGGATAGCGGTTCTGCCGCTTAAACCATACGAGCAGCACCGATTGAAAAGCCCTGGCCTAAAAACTCAGGGCTTTTTCTTGCCTGTGATAAACTCCCAACAAACCGAGGGCGACGACATGGCAGACTGGATCACATACAAGCTGACAGGCGCAGACGCACTTTCCAAAGTGTTCAAGACCTTGCCGCAGGAAATGCAGCGCCAGGTTGTCGTGCCTGCCGCAAAGGAAGCTATGCAGATCGTCCTCGCAGCCGCCAAGGATAATGCTTCTCGTATCGACCGACCGGAAACGAAGAACTACATTCCGAAGAACCTCGATCTAATCGAAGACACGAAGTATTTCGAGGAGACCGGTTCCACCAAGGTCTCGGTAGGGGTACGCAAACGCAAACGCGGAGTAGGCGGCGGCAACACCTACTATGCAGCCCTATTTGTGGAGCTCGGGACATCCCGCAGTCGGGCGCAACCCTTCATGCGTCGCGCGCTGTCCGAGAACCAGGCGGCGGTGTTTCAAGAATTCCTCTCAGTTGCAAAATTCAGGCTCGTTGAATTGGGACTTAATTAATGGACACGCCGTTCTTCGTCGTATGTAAAGCCGACGCCACTGTGCAAGCCCTTCTCGGCGGCGCGCTCCCCCGGATTTACCCGTTCGGAGCTGCTCCTCAGAACGTGGCCAAGCCCTACGTCGTCTACCAAAGCGCCGGGGGTTTTCCGCTGAACATGCTCAACTGCCGGCCGGACGCTGATAGCCAGGATCTGCAGATCGACGTTTATGGGTTGACCCAGGCGTCAAGTACAGCCGTAGCTGAAGCGATCCGCTACGCGGTGGAGCGCGACTGCAACGTGACCAACTACCGCGGCACGATCCGCGAGGAGGAAACTCTGCTCTACCGCACAGGGTTCGACTTAACCTGGCTGGTCGATCGCACCTGATTTGCGAATCGCCCCGCACATGATATGCTTCCGTCGAACGTTCATTTCTCTCATGAGGCTACACCATGACCATCAAAAGCCAGGGCACGGATCTTTTTACGATCGACCCCGACACCGGCGCCCTGCTTGACGTGGGCTGCATCACTTCCATCGACGGTATTGACACCGCGATCGACCAGATCGAAACGACCTGCCTGAACGACCTGTCGCGCACCTACGAAGCCGGCTTGGCTACCCCGGGCGCCGCGACCTTCGGTCTGCAGTTCGATCCGGCCGACGTGAATCACATCCGTCTGCACCAACTGAAGACCTCCGGCATCACCCTGAAATGGGCGATCGGCTTTTCTGATGGCACCGCGAACCCAACCACTGGCACCGACAGCTCGGGCGAAGATGAATTCGTTCTGCCGCCAACCCGCAGCTGGCTGACCTTCGAAGGTTACATGAACAGCTATCCGTTCACCTTCGCACTGAACACGATGGTCACCTCGACCGTTGGCATTCAGGTATCGGGCGAGCCGGTTCTCATTCCTAAGTCGTCGAGCTAACCAATGGCCCTGAACCTTAAAGACCTCGTTGCTCAAGGCGCCTTCGTAAAAGAGCCTTTCGTGAAGCGCCAAATCAAATGGCACAACACGGAAGGCGAAGAGCTGGAAGCCGACATCTGCGTGCGCCTGGCGTCGTACCACACGATCACCAACACGTGGAAAGCCGCCGAAGGTAACCAAGAACACCTGGCCGCGCGGATTGCGACCATGGTATGTGACGACGAGGGCGGCCCGATCTTCTCCACAGCTGACATCCTCGGCACAACTGGTATCGAAGGCCGCGGTGCGATGTGCGATACGCTGTTCCTCGCACTGATCACCGCGGTTAACGAAGCGCAATCGGCAAAGACGAAGCCCCCGAAGACCTCTGGTTCGAACTAGTTCTGAATGGCGTAGGCGGTCGAACGATCGCCGAAGCCCAACAGAACCTGTCACTGGTCGAAGCGCGACA